GGATTGCCCCCCGAAGCCGCCGTCGATTTCTTCCGCCAGAAGGGCTTCAAGATCGGCTTCGACCATCGCGACGTCTGGCAGCAGGAACACCAGGCCGCGTTCACCGTCGCCAAGGCCATGCAGCTCGACCTGCTGGTGGACATCCGCGCCCAGGTCGATGCGGCCCTGGCCGACGGCGCCACCTTCGAGACCTTCAAGGCGGCGCTCAAGCCCGGCCTGGTCAAGCGCGGCTGGTGGGGGCGGGCGATGATGACCGACCCGGCCGACGGCCAGCAGAAGGAAGTGCAGCTCGGCAGCACGCGCCGGCTCAAGGTGATCTACGACACCAACCTGCGCACGGCGCACAGCGAGGGCCAGTGGGCGCGCATCCAGGAAGCGAAGGCAACCCTGCCTTACCTGATGTATGACCACACCCCGAGCGCCCATGAGCGCAAGGAACACGCCGCCTGGGATGGTCTGGTGCTGCCGGCCGACGATCCCTGGTGGCAGTCGCACATGCCGGTCAAGGCCTGGGGCTGCAAGTGCCGCGTGATCCAGGTGGGCGAGCGTCAGATCGCGCGGCAGGGCCTCAAGGTCGGCCAGGCTCCGGCGGAGCGTTACAGCGACTACACCAACAAGCGTACCGGCGAGATGCAGCGCGTGCCGGCTGGAGTCGATCCCGAGTTCAACTATCCGCCGGGCGGTCGGCGCGCGAACCTGGTTGATTTCATGGCGCAGCGCCTGGAAAGGCTGCCGGCGGACGCGCGGCCGGCCGCAGTGGCGGCGCTGGCGGGCGGATCGTTCGCAGAGTGGGTCAAGGCGCCGGCGGGCGACTGGCCCATCGGCGTGTTGCGCGCTGCACACGCGGCGGACATGGGCTTGAAAACCGACGTGGTGCGCTTGTCGGCTGCGACCATGGTCAAGCAACTCCGCGAGCACCCGGAAATCGTCGCCGACGAATACCGCTACGTCCAGGAGGCGCTGGCGAACGGGCGCGCAATCAGGGAGGCCGACAAGGCAATGCTGTTCCTGCTGGAGTCGGCAGGCTATGTGACCGTGGTCAAGGCGACGCAAACCGGGCGCGCTGCCTTCGTGACCAGTTTCCGCCGGCTGTCGAGCGATGCGGTCAAGCGTGATCGCGAGATTCAGCGGCTGCTGGCGAAGGGAAAGGAAGAGTGAAGGGTGGGCGGTGGGGCCTCCCAGTCCGCTTGCGCGGAAACCCCACATGGCGCTCCGGCATCGCTGCCGTGCTACGGCCGGGAGAATATCACCGTGTCACGCCCATGAATCAAGTATAGCCCCGGCATTGCCGTTCCGCCAACGCCGACTTCTGTGCTACCGTAATTCGCGCGGGAAATTCTCGCTGGGCTCCCCATTGTTTTCTAACGGCGGTTAATAGAGCGGCGGCGGGCAGCCCGGCAACATGGCCGGCATGTCACGCAAAGCCGCCACCTTCGCTCTCGCTGCCCTGTCCGTCGATCTGACGGTCGGCGGCCATGCCAACGCTGCGCCGCCCAAGGCATTCCGCCTGCTCCCCTATGGCCGCTTCAAGGCGGCCGACGGTTCCGGCCGCCCGGCCGGCATCCCCGAGGGCTGGCTGCTCGACCGCGACAGCGCCGTCGCCATCGCCGCCGCCTTCAACGGACGCAGCGACGCACGGGTGATCGACTACGAGCACCAGACCCTGCACGCCGAAATCAACGGCAAGCCCGCCCCGGCCGCCGGCTGGATCGGCAAGCTGGAGGCGAAGGGCGACGGTCTCTATGCCGTCGACGTCGAATGGACGGCGCAGGCCGCCGAAATGATCGCTGCCAGGCAATACCGCTACATCAGCCCCGTTTTTTCCTACGACAAGCACACCGGCCGCGTGCTGGCCATTGCCCACGCCGCGCTCACCAATTTCGCCGGCCTGGATGGCTTGACCGATCTGGCGGCCATGTCCGCCCTGGCCGCGAAGTTTTCCCTTGTAGTCCAACCCGAAGAGGAGATGCCCATGAAAGCATTGCTCGCCGCGCTCGGTTTGCCCGAGACGGCCACCGAGGCCGAAGCGCTCGCTGCGCTGAGTGCCTTGAAAACCGCCCACACTGGCGAACTGGCCGCATTGCGCGGCGCCATGCAGACCACCCCGCCCGACCCGGCCAAGTATGTCGAAGTTGCCACGCTCACCGCCGTGCGCGGCGAGCTGGCCACCGCGACTACCGAGCTGGCCGCGTTGAAGGCAGAGAAGGCGCAGGCCGAGATCGACAAGGTGATCGCCGACGGTCTGGCCGCCGGCAAGCTCACCCCGGCCACCGAGCCGCATGCCCGCAAGCTGGTCGGTGACCTGGCGTCGCTCAAGGGATTCATCGACGCACAGCCCGCCGTCGTCACGCCGGGCAAGACCCAGACCGGCGGTAACGCTGGCAAGGGTGCCGGTACTTCTCAACTCACCGACGCCGACATGGCGGTGATGAAGGCCCTGGGCCTGACCGCCGACCAATTCGCCGCCGGCAAACTGGAGGCATAAGCAATGACTGCTCTCGCTGCTGCTCGCAACACGCCGGAACGCGCCGGCGACGTCGTCGGCTATCCCGTCAAGGCATCGGTCAAGCCGATCCAGGGCGGTATCGCCGTCCTCAACGCCGGTTATGCCGCACCGGGCACCACCGCCACCGGCCTGATCGCCATCGGCCGCTTCGAGGAGACGGTCGACAACACTGCCGGCGCCGACGGCGCTGTATCCGTGCAGGTCAAGCGTGGCACCTTCAAGTTCGGCAACTCGTCCGCCGGCGATCTGATCGCCCAGGCCGACGTCGGTGCCGACTGCTACATCGTCGACGACCAGACGGTCGCCAAAACCTCCGCCACCAACACCCGTTCCGTCGCCGGCAAGATCATCGCCGTCGATGCGGATGGCGTGTGGGTGAAGATCGGCCAATAAGGGAGTCCCACCATGCAAATTACCGCCGCCGTACTGCTCGCCCTGCAACAGGGTTTCAACGCCGCCTTCCTGCAAGGGCTGGGCTCCGTCAAATCCACGCTCGACCTGGTCGCCATGCGCGTGCCCTCCACCGCCGATACCGAGAACTACGGCTGGATGAAGGAACTGCCCGGCATGCGCGAGTGGGTCGGCCAGCGCCAGATCAACAATCTGGAAGCCAGCGCCGCCCAGCTCAAGAACAAGACCTACGAGCACACCATCGGGGTCAAGCGCGAGAACATCGAAGACGACAAGCTGGGCATCTACACGCCCATGCTCTCAATGCAGGGCGAGGTGGTCGCGCGCCACCCGGACGAACTGGTCTGGGGCCTGCTGCCCACCGGCTTTGCCACCAAGGGCTTCGACGGCCAGTACTTCTTCGACACCGATCACGTCGGCTACACCGCCGCCGGTGCCGAGACGTCATACAGCAACACCGGCGGCGGTTCCGGCGCGCCGTGGTTCCTGATGGATCTGTCGCGCGCCTTCATGAAGCCGCGGATCTTCCAGGAGCGCAAGAAGGCCGAGTTCGTTTCGCTGACTCGCCCGGATTCCGAGTACGTGTTCATGAACAAGGAATTCCTCTACGGGGCGGATGCCCGCTATGTGGCCGGCTTCGGCTTCCACCAGCTGGCCTACGGCTCCAAGGCGACGCTCGATGCTGCCGCCTTCGCGGCCGCACGCCTGGCGATGGAAACCCAGCGCCGGCCGGATGGCTCGGTGATCGGCGTTACCGCCACGCACCTGGTGTGCGGCCCCAGCCGTCGCGCCGAGGCCGAGGCGGTCCTGATGAAGGAATACCTGGCCAGCGGCGAGAGCAACACCAACTACAAGGCGGTGAACCTCGTCGTCGATCCGCGTCTGGGCTGATTGCCGGTTGCTGACTGATTGAAGGCGGTCGGGAGACCGGCCGCCTTTTGTGAGTCCGCAGCGCCTAAACACCAGGAGATCATCATGGCAGAAGACAAGAAAACGAAGGCCGCCGCCGCGCCCGAGAAGGCGAAGGCCACCGCCGAAGCATCCCGCTTGCAGGTGCGTTCGCTGGCCGCCGGCTTCCGCCGCGCCGGGCGCGCCTGGCCGGCCGAGGAAGTCACGGTCGACATCGATGAATTCACCGCCGAGCAGATCGCGCAGATCCTCGCCGAGCCGATGCTGGTCGTGTTACCCATCGCCGAGTAACGCGCAATGACCTACGCCACCGCCGCCAATCTGCTGGAGCGTTTTGACGCCGAAGAGATCGCCCAGCGCACCGATCGGAGCATCCCGCGTCTGGGCACCGCCGCAATGTTGCGGACGGCGGCGGCCGGCGGCGATATGTCCGGCTTTACCGCACCCGAGCAGGCAGCCGCTGCGGCGGCGCTGGCGCTGATCAACGA